GATCTGGCTCTCTCCAGCCTCGCGGCGATATCCCCAGTGGTGACCCAAGTAGTATGCAAAGTTCTGGGAGTAGCGGTTGAGGCGCGGGCCGTGAACCTCAAATTCCTCGTCCGCCAATTCGACCAGGCCGAGGGGCGAGATCGACACAGTGAGGTCAGATCCCGAGGCCCGCATGCTGGGGCTGGCGAATGAGATGGCACCGCTCATGGAAAGGTTCTCCGACTCAAATCTCGATGACGCGCGTCGGCTTCAACTGCCGGGTCTCGCGCTTGGCCTTGGCGCGGCTCTGGAAGGGCTCTCCGCGCTGGACGACGTTCCCGCTGGGAAGTACTTCGTGGAGTACGTAGTGCCGTGCCCGGTCGCCTTCCTCGGTCTCCACGGGGACGCCGCGAACGAGGTAGCGCCCGTCGATGAGGCTCTTCCCGACCGTGTCGCCCTTTTCGAGGGGAAGGCGGGGAAGGACCTCATCGAGAGATGCGCGGGGGGACCTGCGACGGTCGTTGAAGGCGACCAAGGGGATCAGTCCTCGACGACGGCCGGGGACATGCGCTCGTACCGGCTGCCATTGCGGACGACCTCTTCATAGCGGACGGCCGCGTAGTCGGTGAAGGAGCCCTGTGCGAACTCGTTCAGGTAGGTCGGCGCCTCGACCCACGAAGCGGAGCCGACGTGAGCCCGCTCGGCCATGGTCTCCTGCGGAGACTTCTCGTAGACGTTGGCGTTGTGGTTCGGGCGGCCCGGCGCGGTGATGTAGCCCTGGAGGACACCCTTGGTGAACTCATTGGGAACGTCCGTGTCGGTCGCGACGCCCTCCTCGAACCGCAGAGGACCACGCCGTACAGCGTTGTCGGCGAGCTTCCGCTCGTAGACCGTGCCGACGCGCTCCTGGAACTGCGGGTCGGGTGCGAGATTTCCAGCCATTCCGTAATCCTCTTCCGATAGCGAGGTTGCGATACCAGAGTAGGAGTAATTCAGAAGGCGTTGTTAACTAGCGGTAGTCCTCGGAAGGGAGAAAAGGCTCGCCGGAGAGGTGGTTACCGCAGGCACGGTGATGTCGTACTCCTCGCCGCCCGGGAAGCATTCCTTCACGTGCCAGGAAAACCCTGGGGTTACTTCGGGGACATCGGTGGCCAGGAGGTCGATGGTAAGCAGTCCCTTTTCGATCCGCTTGTGTACCTCGTGCAGCCACACAGCGGTGTCTCCGTCGGCGACGCGGCGCACGGAGGGGGTGAAGCGGACCATGGAGCCGTTGAGCGCCTTGCCCTCGCCGTCCACGTACCGGGCTGTCACCGTCACGGCGGTGAAGTTGTCGGGCAGGCTGATGGGCGGAGTCGAGGGTCCGGCCACCGTGGACGGCTGCTGTGCAGTCCACCCGGGGGAGCCCCACTCGTCGCCGTACCAGTCGTCGGTCATGTCGCTCCTAGTGGAAGGGGGAGTTGGAGGTCTCGACCTCGGGCATCGTGTACTCCTTGGTCAGCACGCAGGCCAGTGCGAGAGAGTCGGCGTAGTCGTCGTGGGCGTCGGCCGCTCTCGGAGCGGCTGCCAGGACGTACGGGCCTTCGAAGTGCTTCTCCAGGTCCTCCATTTGCTGCCTGAACCGCTTGTAGCTCTTGAGCCGACGGGTGTAGGCGTGGGCGGGCCAGGAGATGAGCCCCCGGTCCATCAACTCCATGAGGTGCTTCCAGCGCTTGGACTGCTCGGGGCGCTGTGAGGACAGGGGCACGATGTCGATGTCGGGCATCAGGACCTTGAGCCGGGATATGACCACGTCGCCCACGCCGCCCTCGTCGACCGCGATGGCCATGACGTTGTAGTTGCGGACGAATTCGACGATCCGGAAGTACTGGTTCTCCCAGTCCATGCCGCCGAGGTCCATCCAATTGAGCACGCGATGCTCAAAGTTGCCGAACTCGTCGGGTGCATCCCAGCGGACCCACACGGCCGTGACGATCGTGGAGTCCTGCTTGCGGGCAGGGTCGATGCCGATGACGATCGGGCTCTTGTGGTAGGCCGGGACGACCTGCATGGAGACATCGCCGAGGTCGTCAAGGCGCTCGGTGGTGGTGAACATGCCCTTGTCGAGCAGCCACATGAGGCGATACGAGAGTTTGAATTCGTCGGAGTCCTCGCCGATGCGCAGGAGTTCCTTCTTGACGAACTTCGCGTAGTTCTCGTTCCACTTCGAGACTTCTTTCCAGTCTGCATCGAAGTGGTTCTGCCGGGCGCCACGCTTTGTCGCGGTGCGCCGGTTGATCTGGATCTGGTTGTAGAACACGCCCTTCTCGTAGGTGGGCGTGCCGGTGAATACCATCGTGGCGTTGGTCGAGGCGCCCATCGGGCCGATCGACTTGTTCACCATCTTCTCGTCCGCGCCCTGGCACTCGTCGATGAGGATCAGGTGGTAGGTGCGGCCTTCGATGGTGGCGCGGGGGTGACAGGTCTGCTTGCGGACAAGGGACCCGGAGCGCTTGAGGGAGATGGAGCGTCCCTTGCCCTGCACGGTGTCGTCGATCTCCGGGTCGGCCATGATCTCCAGCGCGTGGTCGCTGGTGAGGCGGGCCACGATGCGCCCGTACAGGTTGTCGGCCTGCTCCTCGACGGGAGCGAAGGCGCCGACCCACAGGCCTTCCTTGAACTTGTCCATGACGTCCGGGAAGATCTTCGCCAGCCGGGGGAACATGATCATGCAGGCGGCAACGCAGTTGGCCACGGTCTCGCTCTTGCCGGACTGGCGGGAGAAGAGGGCGGTCAGGGTGGCGCCGTCGTTGATGATGAGCGACTCGATCAGACGGGCCGCGAAGGGGCGCTGGTACCCGTACAGGGGGTGGCCGGATACCTCATCCACGATGACGAGCATCTTCGAGACGATCTGGTCGACAAAGGCCTGTGAGGTCTGGTCGAGGACCACCTCGGTGTCGATCCTTGCCTGACGTTCTTCGTCAGTTTCGTCGCTGATGAACTCGTCGCCCTCAACGTCCTCCAAAACAGACACGCCTAACCCCAATCCCGTTTCATCTACGGAATTGAGATTAGGCGTTCTGGGCTATCGCTTTGTAATTATTGCTTGCCAGGGGTAATCAAGCGTGCCTTCGGACGTCCCTCAGGGCGATGATCTGCTGGGCGCGCTGCCTCGTGAAGCCGAACATCTTGCCCAGCACATCGTAGGTGTACCCGCCCTTGGAGTAGACCGCAGCCACCAGGGAGTCGCGGGCCTCGGTGGAGGTGGCCGGGTAGTCCTCGAAGCACATCTGATCGCAGTAGATCGGCGCGTCCTTCTTGGCCACACCCAGAAGACGTCGGCAGCCCCGGCAGCGGACCTCAGCCAGCATTTCAGCCATCGGACCGCGCCTTGTCGCCTTCGAAGTCGCCCCCGCCGTTCTCGTGCCAGGCGCTCTCGACGCCCTTCAGGAGTTCGTTCAGCAAGCCGATCGGAAGAGTCAGACCACGGCCGTAGACGTCGAGTGAGGGAATGTACTCCCGCAGGTCGATGAACAGCCCGTCCTGTGGGCTCTGGACTGTGGAGACGTGCACTTCCTTGTCGTACACGTGCGGGACCCGGGCGTGTACCTTCCGCCCCTCTGCAAGATCATCCATGACATCCTCCGTCGCTCTTTGTAAGTCACCCTACACCCGCGCAAGCACTATCGACAATCGACTTGACGAGCGAGTAGACTGCATCTGTTGACAAGACATGAGGAGAAGACGATGGGCATGTACCCGATGAAGGACCCGGAGAAGTGCCCGAAGTGCGGGCGGGACCTGTCCCTGTCGCCCAATCCTGAGCGCGTATCGGTCAAAGGCTTCCCGGCGGAGGTAACCTACGGAATGGATCCGGTCTGTGGGGGGCGCTGGAACGTATGGGACCGCACCTCTCCGCTGCGGAAGCAGGCGCAACCATTCGTGGACGGAGAAGGCTGATGGACGACTGGAACCTTCAGAACGGCATACAGAGATCGAGCGGCTCGGAAGAGCTGGACCACCTCCAGCAGCAGGAGTTGCGTGCCGAGCAGATGCGGTTCTACAGGAACGCCAACACCGAGCCCTTCGAGGGCTTCGGCGGCTGGCTGGGCGTCAGGCAGGCCGCGATCGGCTTCGGGATCATCCTCGTCCTCGGCCTCATCTACAAGTACATCCTCTAGCCTCGCCAAGAAGCCCCCACCCAGCGGATAACCCGGGTGGGGGCTTCTTCGTGTCACTTCGCCGGTCGCAGCGGCACGACGTTCTCCTGACTGACGAGCGCCGTCAGGAACGGCTTGCCCTTCAGCGTCCGGTCGCGGCGCATGCGCTCCGAGGACAGGCCCAGGTAGCGTTCCGTCGTCGCCATGTTCGAGTGATGCAGCAGGGCCGAGACCGTCCGGAGCGCGGCGTCGTACCCCTCGTCCTCGGACAGCATGTCGAAGTAGGCGCGCGCCACAGCCCTGCGGATGGTGTGGGTGCCCTCATAGCGCGTCGGCAGACCCACGGCGGCCAGCGCGTGCTTGACGATCTTCTCGGTACGCTGCACCGGCCGGTCCGGATGCCACACGAACGGCGTGCGGACGTAGACCCGCTCCCCCGTCGCCTCGTCCAGGTAGTGCGTGGCGATGGTGTTGCCCGTACGGGCCGGGAACAGATGATCGTCCTCGCGCAGCGGGCGGCCCAGCAGCTCCGCGTACTCGACCATCCACACGCGCAGCTCACGCTCCAGGTCGGCCGTCAAAGGCATCTCGTCCTCCTCCCTGGTCTTGATCACGGTCACGAAGACCTCGGACCGGGCGAAGTCGACGTCACCGACGCGCAGGTTCGTGATCTCCGAGGCCCGGCAGGCGGTGTTGACCGCCGTCGCGAGATAGGCGCGGTGCATCGCGCACTCCGCCTGGTCCAGAAGCTGGAGGAGAACCGAGGGAGCTGGCTGCTGACGGCGCCTCTTGGGCTCCGGCAGAGGGTCCACGCCGACGAGGTAGTTGTCGAGCTGAGTGAAGCCGTAGGCCTTGCAGAAGGAGAAAAACACCTTCAGACGCGCCCGGTAGTTGTTGTGCGTGCCGGGTCCCACGGCCTCTCGCACGGCCTGCCCCTTGATGCGGGTGGTGTGGGCGTCCATGATGCCGCCGGACCCGTAGAAGAAGTTCCTCACCTGAACAGCGCTCAGCTTGTCGAAGTCGGGGTTACCCAGGTGCTCGACGAAGCGCGGCAGGAGGGTCTCGTCGACCCGCATCGTGTTGTCCGCCTTGCCGGAGCGCTGGCGGATCTCCAGGTACTCCTCGACGGCGCTGCGCAGTGCGATGGTCACGCTTCCTCCTGGTGTGGGGTTGGCTGCGTGCCCGACTCTACAGACGTCAAGCGGATACATCAATACGATTGCGTAGCGGTTCTTGGAAAGCGATAGTAGGATGTGCGCCATGGAAAACGACGCGCTTCATACCTCGGGGCCGACCCAGCCCCAGAGCACCCTC